CCAAGCCCCAGGTTGGTCGTGAAGAAACTGAATTAAATTACGTCATCATGGCTTTCATTGCTGGCGTTGTTGTACTCGCCGTCTCTGATACCATCAGGGCGTAAATGTATATTGAATCTACCGCAGGGTCTTCCCCTGTAGTACATTTAGTAATCAAAAGTAACCAATTCTGTACCTTCGAAATTGTCTACACCTGAAGAATTGTTTGTGTATATTCCCAAAAATTTACCATCTCTGGATGTTGTGAGTTCGACGGATATATCGAACGAATAATCGACAGAGGCAGTTGATACATATGGTTCGAATAGAACGCCGTTTATACCAGTTGTAACTGTTGAACTCCATGGGAAAGGATTTGTACCACCAAATATATTTTTAGTACCGATGGCTATTTCAACACTAGAAGTAGTTCCATCATGAGTTCCACCTTGTAACTCGAGTATCATCGTACTCATATTGGAAACATTAGAAGTACCGATTTCCCGTGCCACCGCTATAACCTTTGCGTAGAATGCACCATCGTCAAACCGAAGTTGAATATCATTTGATTGTCCAGATCCACGTGCGAATGCTTCTGAATATCTTTTACACGCTACCTGGTCGGAATTTGTAATTACACCACCATTAACATGGAGAGCTGTGTTCGCACTTTCACCACCCAAATTGATCGCAACCGCATCACCAAGATCGATGGCACCACTAATATCTAAAGCACCATTTATGGTTGCGTTACTATTTAGTACGACGTGAGTAGATAATGGATTTATGTACACATTCCCCAATGTATCTGAAAGAATGTTCGATGTACCACCAGTCGTTTTGAATTCTATCACCGCATTACTCGACGCATGTTCAATACGGGGTGTGCCGTTATACACGTGAAACTTTGTATCTGGGACAGCCGTTCCAATACCCACATTACTCGTTTGGATTACATGGATACAGTTGGTTAAAATCGTGTTGTTAGCGACACCCATGACGAGTCCAGTCGTTGCGTTATCCGTGTCACTGAAACCCCTGATGAAGCCACCTTCTCCGTCATTCGTATATATGAGCATACCAGTGTGCTTATTGACACCTGGACTCTCGAGTCTCAGCATATTTACATCATCAGTCGTCGAGCTATATATGTGTAAATTCGAAGTGGGTGCATCTGTGCCTATACCGAGACGACCAACATCATCAAATCTCGCATACTCTTCATCGGTGATAGCAGTCACTTGGTGTGTAAAAGTCATGGGTCTTCGTGTGGTACCATCCAAAGCTGACCGTATTTTATTTATACTCGTACCACCACCAACAGTTGTCGTCTCGAATTCAATACCTGCGACCTGTAAAGAACCACCACCCGTGAACACAATATTACCTGCGACAATCAATTTTGTTGAAGCATCCACACCCGCTTCATTTTCAGATGTATCTTTACCGCCTATAACAACTCTACCACTTGGGGTGATGAGTAAAGGAATGGAACTACCAAATGCTGAATCAGCGGCCGTTAAGATAGTGTCAAAATCATCACCATCCGTACTATATGTCTGAAACGCATGTTGTGCTGCGATGTGCCTAATCCTATCGGGTCCCGTGGTTGAACTCGACTCGTTACCTTTGAATAAAATCAATTCGTTCCTAGGTTGATCCTCCGTATATCTTCGCTCCACGAACATGGTATTACCAAACTCGTCACCTGTGAGACCACTGAATGTAAGTTTATTTCCGATGACCACATTACCATTGACTTCAAATTCAGCTCTGGTCACATCGGTACGAATACCGACATTACTATTTGATCCATCAATATAGAATATAGTCGCAGCACTATCAGAAACTTCCTGATAATTTTCAGTGATTCGGAAGTCGCTCGAGGCACCCGCAACACCAACCGCCCAACCTGTTAGAGCCGAGTCATTATCACTTTGTATATATGAAGTGAATGCGTTTCCATCGGCGTCATTCGTTTGTAAGCTTATAATTGAATCACCTTTCGTTGAATCATGATTATGTACCAAAATCCCATTTGTAGTAGGATTACCCGTACCCGTAGAATATACTTCTAAATGCGCACTCGGCTGGGTTGTTCCGATACCTACTCGTCCGTCAGCTCGTAGCGTTAAAACCTCAGTTTCATCAGTGTATCTATCATCAGCCAAAAATATATCAAGTTTTGATTTAGATTTCCCGAGTGTGTTATCATATTTACCCATCTTAAAAGTAGCTCGAACGCCATCTCGTACACTAGTACCTTCCCGTGTTAAGTGCACAACATTTGCTAAATCTGGTGTCGTGTTATTAATCGGTTGTGTATTTGTAACAACCAAAGGTGTTCCCAAGTGAACGAAACTGTTTCTGTATACAGGTTGTTGATTGATGAATGCTGAACCACCAGATGTTTGAAAGAGACCTTGTGGCTGTGTTGTTCCAATGCCCACATTACTATTTTCTAAAATGGTCACCTTGGCCGTACCCATGGTTGAAGTTTGACTTGCGAATATATTGAGACCCTTTCCAGCATTCACTATATTTTCAATTTTGTTTACACCCGCCGCTGGATCTGAGTACATCTTCATTCCTCCTGTGCCGTAAATCACCGCATTACTTCCAGTGACGTGAATATTTCCAGAAACTGTAAGAGCCTCAGAGGGGTTTGTGTTAGCGATGCCAACTTTACCCGTGGAGGCTATACGCACCCTCTCGGTGTTTTTAGTTTTGAAACGAATGTTTTGGTGTGTATTAGAGGTACTCGCACCGAACACTTCAATGCTACTCACATTTGAAGCAGTTGGACCAGACTTGAGGACGAGTACATTTGATGTACTATCAGCTCCTGCGTGATCTGCATGTACGGTGAGGGTAGAATCCGAAAAAATAATTTCAGTCTGAAGATTTGTGGTGACAGTATTACCCACAACCGTCAAAACATTTGCAGCCGTCAAGTTTGCGAAAACTTTGGTACCCACAGAGAGGTCATCTATTGGTGAAAGGTTGGAAACACCTGAAGGATGTGTACCCACTGTGCGCAGTGCCACCATCTGAACATTAGAACCAAAAATCACAGGTGTCAGAGAAGTCTCGTCGATTTGTAATAAATCATTTTCACTCGTGATACCACCACCACCCAAAGTTAATCGTTCCATATACACGTTACCAGTTGCATGTAACACATTCGATCCAGTATCTTCAAAGAATACATTGGAACCTACGCATAAAGTGTGTAATGGATCGGCATTTGCAACACCAACATTAGAATCAGTGAAAAATGTACCGTATACATGAACATTTACAGTATTAGAATCGAGAGTAAGAGTTTGTTCTCCAGGTCCACCAAATGTGAGAGCACTGTCAAATGTTTTTGAAAAAATGAACTCTTTATCAGTCGCCGAATATCCAATCACTAAGTTCGCTTCTTCACCTGGATGGTCTGTCATTATAAGGGCGTTATCATATTGACCTCCAGGATATCCATTAGCCATTTGAATACATGCATTGGCAACAATCAAGTTTTCAGCGTTCAAATAAGTTAAAGTGTCTGTAATGCTCACATTACCAGCTACTACGATATCTCCCGTGACATTAAGGTTACTCGATTCAATCACAACATTACCATTTTTGAAAACGGCAACATTGGAAATACCATCACCGTCATCACCCACCACAAGCTTGTTTCCTACAGCGGTATTGGTGGAGTAAGTATTCCCAGTAATCTTCAATACGTTAGACCCAACGCTATCCACAAAGAATTTATTATTTGTAGTTTTGAGAATATTCGATGTAATTACATTTGTGGAAGCTACATTACCCTTGACTGTTACGATGTTGGTAACGGTACGATCAATAACAAATCGGTCTGTACCAACCTGGAAATCGTGGGATGGATCTTCAACGCCAATACCAATTTGTGTGGAAGTAAAACGAGCGACATTCGTAAAACCTGACAATTCTAGATCGCCTGTAGCACTCAACTCACCACTGAGAGTGAGATTGGAAACCGTGAGTTCATCGGCTGTAATCTCACCTGCTTGGATACTTGCGACACCCGAAATAATATCCTCTTCTCTGGGTGCAGCATCTAAACTACTGACATAAATCTGGCCAGCTGTGACGAGAATGCCATCCGCTTGTGTCGCCATATACATTAATTACCGAATAAAATTCCAGCTAATCCATCCTTGATTCGAAGTACATTATAATTGACGGCATACACATACATGTACGAACGATCAACTGCCTCGACCCCTCGGAGTACAAGTTTCGCATTGTCCAGACGACTGAAGTTACAAGAACCAGATGGATTATACTCGGATGCATTCATACAAAAGTGATACGCAAAATAGCGAGTGAAAGTGGGTGAGTGTGTAGGGTTGTTGAAGTGTGTTCTGCCATAATTTGATTTGTAATAATTTTGTACTGTGTGAAAATATACTGGACTCATATTTTCAAAAAGAGGGGTACCATTTAAATACATATCTGCATTGATAAACGTGAAACGATCTGATGCGGGGTTAGTTGTGGAAGCCCCAAACCCAAAGAACAATGATTTCACTGGATGGTTAAATGATGATATATCAAGGGTATTGTACCCACCCGATTCGGTTATATTATCTGTGATTGCATTCAACGGAAACTCTACTCGCTGCGACTGTGTAATGACGAAGTCCATCGAACGTTTTACAAGTGTCTCTCTTTCTTCTGTGTCGAGATATATGTAATTTCCGTACATATACGCTTTCTTTTCAGATTCGGGGACCAATGCAAGATTTGATTCATCAAAGTTTATACGTATTTCAACTTGATGATTTTGAAGTGCCACCAGAGGTAAAAATGCTTTGTGGTCACAAAAGAAAAAATGTAATGGTAAAAATTGTTTGTTTGAAAGGGAAGCTTTAGTATTCAATTCTTGTGATTTATTGTATGTATCAGCTAAATAATTAGGCCAAATCTCACTATAGTAGTCGAAATGTTGTGAATCAACTTTTTGACCACCAATGAAAAGATCAATCGTTGATTTGTAAAAAAGATTAGATGATATATTATCGTCACTATTGCTACCCGATTCGAACCAAATACCATTTATGGCATCACCCAAAACTGGTATGGTTATAGATGTGTCGCTATCGGTAATTGTTTTTATGTACTTGGGCGCTTGAGAAAAATTCGTATGCCGAGTAAATTTCATACGAAAGAAAGAATGTCCCTCATCACTCGTGAGGTACATATCTTGAACACCTTTGGAGACGAGTTGTATTAATGCACCAGACATTTAATAGTTATTCAGATTATAAAAATAGACACTTTCCCTGAGGGAAGTCGCTCTTCTTCTCCTCCGCAACCTTCCCATGAATTTTGAAACCACCTTGTCTGTAGACTTTCATTCGTTTATAATACATCGCCGTGAAGATCGACCATGGATCGTGAACATCATAAATATGAGGATCGTTTTTCTTCCCCTTCGTCTCTCTCATGATACGACCGATACTTTGAGTAATATCTGACTTTGGAGATGCCAATATAACAGTATCTAGGGTTGGAATGTCCAAACCTTCGTGGGCTTGACTAAACGTTGCAAAGATGATCTTCTTCTTCGAGGACTCTTGAAGTTGAGCTTCCTTCATACCACCCATGTAGAGTCCAGATGTTTTAGGAAAACATTGATGAAGAAATTCACAATGCTGTCTACGATCACTGAGAACGAGGAGCTGTCTCGTTCCAGATGATGCCTTTTTTACAAGTTCAACCAACATCTTGTTTCTCGAACGATCTTCCACGAGTTCAGTGATCATGTTGGGCATTGAAATTTTACCGTTTCTCATGGATGGTGGTGGATTTCGATAGTTTGGTGAATCAAATGTCACGGGAAATACTTCAACCTGTTCCTGATTTTTTCGTTCAACCGCAAAAAATGTGGGACCCATGAACCAATGAAGCACTTTGGTAAGACCATCTTTTCTTTCGGGTGTTGCAGAGAGACCATAAATGTGTCGAGGACAGAGTTTAAATAAACTTTGACTGAATACTTTAGCACAAATATGATGTGCCTCATCCACGATGAGGGTTCCGATACTCTCAAAGTCTGTGAAACTATACTCCTTCAGGGATAGGGATTGAAGCATCGCAATGACGAAATCGCAATTAACTTCTTTTTTGTCCTGTTGAACAACTCCGATTGTGGCACCTGGACAAAATTGTTGTATTCGCTCTCTCCATTGGTCAGCCAAAAATTGTTTATGTACGACAATCATCGTGCGATACCCCAACTTACATGCTATGGCCAAGGATACCGTTGTTTTGCCGTACCCACATGGTAAGGAAAGAACGCCATGACCTGCTTGAATCGCTGCTGCCATTGCTTCGTTTTGATGGGTGGCGTCTCGGAGTTGTCCGATGAATCGTGTTTTAATTTTGGTGGGTTCTGGTCTCTTGTCTTGTTGAGGCTCTCCAAGTTTATGAGTTCCGTAGAATCTTGGAACGCAGACTCCATTCTTAGTTGGTCGGAAAACTTTGAAAGGCGGTGGAGGAAATCCATAATCTCCGTTGACTACTGGTCTTACCGTAAGTTCTTTTTTTATTTCTTGGATTGGACCCGAATCCACCAAATATCCGGTTCTTGTGAGAACCGTCATACTATATTTATTTAAAGAGTACAAACTTTAAATAAATACAATGCCCGTCGTTGACGTTGATGAGAATATTAAGAAGCTTCGTATGAACATTGATCAGTTCACCCAGGAGGTGTTTCGTCTTCAGGGTATGCTCCAGGTTTTTCAACGTTTTAAGAGAGGAGGTCTCGATATAATTGATCTACCTATCAATCCCGATTCCGATGAAGAGGTACAAAATAATTCCTCTTCCAATGATAAAATGGAAAACTCGATAAAACCAGCCGAAAATGTATCAAAGACTGAAATTTCACCCGAATTATTAGCTATGGGTGCAAAAATGTTTGGTGCTATGAAGGATAAATAATCAGTGTTGTATAGTTTGAAGTACCCAAGAGAAGCCCGAGTAATTTCCAACATTCCAACTACCTTTGAAGTCCACCACAACTTCGACTTCATCACCCTTTATAAGAGACTGCAGTGGTCGTCCTTTGACTTCACACATCACTCTCCTATAACGGAAAGGAACTTTAACGGTGAGAACCCTCCCATCTAGAGGATTGTCGACATTTTGATTCACTATATGATGAGCTCTACTCTCGTGCATCCTCTCCACGATCTCCGCAGCTTTGAGGGGTATCGTGAATCGTATATACTTCTTGTTATTGAAATCATACATTGGTTCGTATACCTTGGCTAATAACTTCATAGATTTCTATTACGATACACTAGAATTAAAACTATAAGCACTACAAAAATAATGGATAGAACTTGTGAAAGAAGAATGGGTTGAAGTGGTTCCCTCGTTCCAAATTGTTCATGACACAGTGCTCTCGAAACCTCTACCGCAGCCTCGATACTCGAATACGGTGTATTCCTCGGCGACATCATGCCACACATGGCAACCTTTGAGCACTTTCCAAAGAAAGGGAGTTGACCATGAAGACTAAGCACTCCCGAAGACTGCGAGAAATCCCATGTTTTTCCGTTCCATTCAGCACCCCAACCGATGCGTATTTCTTTAGGTTCGGGAAGTTTGAGTTGTTGGAGTACTTCGGCCTTCAACGTGTCGGGAT